ACGGCGGCACAGATCTCCCGGGCCCCTTTGAAAACAAGCCGGTCTAATTCCATGATTTCGCAGCTCCTGCATTTAAAACGATCAACAATTGCCCAAAATCACTTTACATGTTCAATGGGTTGACTCGGATCCATGGCCTTCCAGTCCGGCCATTCCCTGTTTATATTTTTTTCCTGCTTCATCAACAGACAATCCACAACATCATCGACCGGCGTGTCAGATACCGCTTCGGCATTTCGGATGGCACCTTCCAGGGCCAGGATAACCACATCAATCCATTCCTCAAGATCGCCAGGAGACGCCTTGATTTCATCAAGCTCTTTTTTTATGTGTTTGATGAGGCTTTTGTCACGTACACCCGGCCCGAACGTATTTAGCGCCCAAAGCCTTTGCCGCACCAGATACATTTGAATATCCATCATACCTCCAAAGTGTCAAATATTGAATTCCCGTAAAACCGGACCTTTTCAATATCTCTGTCAAAATTTCCCTTGTGGTTGACCCGGCATGAATATTTTATGATGTTGCCGAGTAAAAAACCGCGGTATTGCTCCGGTGTCAGCTTTGCTTTAATGATATCGAGTGTCTCAATACCACCGGCATCATAGTATCGTGACTTTGGGTCTTTGCTGCAGGATAGCTTTTCGGTTTTCTCTTCCAGCTTCCATATACCCGGCATCATTACAAAGTTGCTGCCGGAAATACAGCTATTGCACGCTGTACAGGTCTCATCGTTATTTGCGCAACTGTCGCAAATAACTAAACTGTCTTTATTTTTCATATTTTTCCATTCCTCCAGTACGTCCCAGTCTGCCCCTGAATCTAAATCGAACGGGCATGACCACGGACAGGCACAGTCTTCTTCTTCTATTTCCAATATGCAGGGAGTCACGCTATCGCATTTTTTGCAAGTGTATTTCATTATTTTAAAAATCCCCTCCTGGTTTTCAAATACGCTTCAATCTCACCTTCCTGTTTTTCGATCTCTTCATCCGTAGCCTCTCTGCCAGTATAGTAGCAATGAAAACACTCCCACACCCAACCATTCCATTCGTCAATCACCATCGTAGCTCCACACATCGGACACTTCATATCTACCTCCACGCATTAACAAATCCGTTTCGTTCACCACCACCGGAATGTTTTTTCTTTTTCTTCCGACGGACCAGACTGGAAAGTGAGGGTAGCCATTCCGGATCTGCGCATGCGTCTGAATAGACTTCGCAGTCCAGCAAATGGTTATCCGCACGCACCGACACCCACTTTATTTTCCCGGTTTTCCGGTCCCGCTGTTTTTCCTCGGCCAAAATCTGACGGACATAATCCATGCCCGTATCCGCATGCATGGTGATATGCTGGGTTTCCGTCGGCCCATCATCATCATCCTGGAACCTGCGACCCATCCGCCACCAGAACGCCTCTTTAAATGCGGCCGTATCCAGAAAATACAGGGTAATGCCGCCGGGAATCGGTTTGTTTTTCCGGCGCATCCGGTCAATTACCCTCGGGGTTACTTTTTTGACCTGGGCATGGGTGGCACCCTTAATGCCGAAGGCCACATTCCTGCCGTTTTTCCGAATCCACTCATAAATCTCTTCTGTTTTGGACCAGTCATCTTCCGCGCCCTTGGCGCCGCCGCCGGTATCAATGGCAGCCCGCCAGATCCCCATGGAACTCTTACTGTTCTCCACCGGGTACCGGGTATTAAAAATCAATTCGTTGATGTCTTCCCAGGTGGTGACCCACCCATACTGCACCCTGTGGCTGGATAAATCCTTTTTCCAGGCCTTAATCATGAACCAGAAACCGGCCTGCTGAACGTCAATGCCTGCAGTCAGGGCAATGGTGTCTTTGGGCACCACACCGGCAGGCAAGTCAATACGATGGGCCAGGATTTCAGATTCTTCCTGGGTTTTTATTTTTGGTCGGTAAGGTTCAGCCTTAAACCCGTTACAAAAATCCTGCATGGCCATGGGGCCTTCATCAAGGCCCTTAAGGAACGAGGCGGCACATTCTGACAAGCTCACAAAATAAGACAGCCAGGCCGGAATCTGAAACCCGATGGATGCCGGGCGAAACCGGGACAAATACGCATCCATGGTCAAGGCCTGATCCTGGACCATCCACAACCCGGCACGCACTGCCTGGTTTCTAAGATCGTCATCCCATCGGCCGCCACAATGCTCACATTCATACCAGGCCAGGTGCTTATTCTTTATGGCCGCCCGGTCCGCTTTGCTGCCCCCATCCCATTTAATATTTTCAAACTGCATCAATTGCCGGGCGCCGCATTGCGGACATTTGACATGATAGTCAAAAAGCACATCCGATCCTTGCAGGGCCTGCCAGATATTACCGTCCTCAAGGGATGGCGACGAAATTTTGAAGAACTTGTAAATGGATCGATATGTATTGAACCGCTTGTCAATCAGGTCCAGGGGGTTGGCCTCTTTACTGCTGCCCGGTGAAAAGCCCTCCTTGTCAATCTCATCGGCGATGGCATATCTGATGGGCTTGTTCGCCAGGCGGGCCGCTGACCTGGCCCAGGCAATATATATGGGCATGTGCTGCAACCGCACCCGCAAAGAAGATTTATCCCTGTCTTTGCCGGTAAAGTGCTGCCGCAGGCGTGGAGAAGATTGAATCATGGGGATTATCCGGTCATCCATATTTTCCCGGCCCGTGGCCTCATCGGGAAAGATATACATGACCGGCCCGGGCGCCCGATCAATGCAATACCCAACAAAATTATGGCCCGTTTCGGTTTTGCCGGTCTGGGGCGTGGCACAGATATTAATCTCATGCACAAACGGCAGGGCCGCCGCATCCATGATGCCAACCAGGTACGGCGTCACATCATTGCGCCATATCCCAGGCAACGCGGACATGCTCAATACCCGGTGTTTTTCCACCCACTGGGAAACCGGGATGGCTTTCCGCTTCCTGAAAATCTTTTTTTCCGGTCTTGAAAATGAAAACTCAACCTTGTGCAACCCTTCTTTGACGGATTTTTTAATGGTTTTCCATAGCTTTTCCGAACACCATGCCGGTTTCGTGGAAACGCATATGCCTGCGGACTCATTGAACAATTGATCAGTCATTGTACTCCTCATCAAATAAGACCTGGAATACATCGGTGGATGCATACTGGTTAAGCTGCTCGTCCAATCCTTCATTCAGTGTCTGCAAAAGATCCGCCGTTTTTTCAACCTTACCACCTACAAGCGCAATTATTTCCCGGACCTTTAAACTGAAAAAATGACGGAAGCCGGAATCTAAAACAATAGCCCTGGCGGCCAGTTCTGCCTCAAAGTCCTTCCGAGGGATATATTTTTTCATATCCCTGTCCATCTCAAAATCCGCCCGGGCCAATTTACGATCGAGTAGAGCAACTTCGCGTTCGGTTTTCCGGGCCTGCAGTTCCGCCGGCGGAAGCTCATCATCACCTTTGCGATCCAGTGTGGCGGAATACTCAATGATCTGGCCCTTTGAAATCGTGCCGTCATCATTGATCTTGATCAATCCCCTTTGCTTGTCCCGGGAAAACTTTGATTTGGATATTTTAAATCCCAGGGCATCCAGATACCGCACTATTTCACGCTGGCTTTTAAAAACATCGTCTGTTTTTTCGCTATCGCTCATAGCCCCAACCCCATATCACGCTTTTTTCTGGCAATATCCGATTCCTTTAACGCACACCTACTTTTCGGAACTTCCAAGTAATTCAACATCCGATGAAAATCACAGGGCTTATCTTCCCGCCGCCGACGCCCGGCAAAATTACACAGCCTGCATAATCCAGCTGCTGACGCCTGCTTTATCGTTAATGGGAACTTTGAATCTTCCGTTTTATCGCTCACTTGTCACTCAAACCATTTAATGCGGTGGATCTATTTTTAAATAATACCCAGTTTCCTTAAACGGGCTATTCTCACTCCAACAGTGAGCAACCCTGTGGGATAACTCCCCAGCAAGTAAATCCGGATCAGCCCCATGGAAATGATATTCTTTACAATAAGGACACCATACCTTGGCCTGGCGTTTGCTACTGCTTATTGAACACTTCAATACAGGCGGCACCTTCACCACATCATCTTTACTATCAATGAATAGTAAGGATTTTAGTTCATTTATCACATCAAGAAGGTATTCATCAGAACAACATTTCAGTTCTTCATTGTTTAGTTCGTTAACAAGCATTTTTAAAACTGCAAAAGTAAAATCATAAGACATAAGCTCTGCCACCATTCCATCATTAAGCTTTTTTATAAGCTTGACAGCACCAGTAATATCGCCCCGATAAAACTCTATAAAATATTCACTCAGCAATTCTTTTGTGATAACTATTTTCCCATCCACAATCATTTGTTTTCCCATTTTTCCAGCTCCTTTGGTTGACAATTTCATCCTTAAATTTCCTTTTATTCATGCATGTTCTTTCAACAGGTTTTCCCCGGTGATCACATCCGCCGGGTGGTACATCCGCAAATACCAGTGAATATCTTCATCTTTATGAAACAAATCTGAAATCCGCTGACGTATCCCGCGATGCCGGAAACCCGGATCAAAATGCACCTGCCCGGTTTCCTGGGTGGCCTCGATGGTCACCGGGTACTTTGACAACAGCATTTGCAACTCTTCCATATGGGACATGCCCTCCGGGATCTGGTATCCCCGGTTGACATCCAGGGTCAGCGCCGGGGGAAGCCCCCGCCGAACCCACTCTTTAATATCCAGGCCCTTTTGAAACGCTTCGCCCGGATCCTTACCCACCGGCACCGGCCAGAACCTGGCCGTATCAAAGTTTTCCAGCCACCAGGCCCTGGCAGTCTTTCCGGCCTGGTCATAATCCAGGGCAACCAGGATACGCATGGCTTTTTTCAATACATAATAGGCCGAA